TGCAGGATGGGGCATTGTATTTACGACTTGGATCTTTTTCATAAGACCTAGAAATAAAATAGTTAATACTACCATTACTGTCGTAAGAAGGAATTATAATTGAGTTTTTATACTTGCCTATTTCACAGTATCCAATGCCGTATTTTATAATATCTTGTTCTGTAACACCTCTTTTAGTAATGTAAGATTTAGCTTGTCTGTAAGGTAAAGTGGTAAGTACAGTTGAAAGAGGTTTGTACTCTTTAGGAAGTTCAACTTTTACATAAGTTTTATCATCTATATTACCTTTTCCATCAGGAAAATAACTTCGCATTTCTCTAATAGCATCAGCATTTGCATGCAGTTTTCTTAGTATTGAAGTAGGAGTTCTACCCTTTTCATTACAAGTCCAACAATGCCAAACTCCTGCTTTAGGATCTACTTCTAGCTTTGGTTTATGATGCTTACAGAAAGGACAGTGGAAGGCGTGATTGCCTTTGGTGGATGGCTTAGATCTGCCAAGAATATTATGTAATATGCCCAATACAAGCCTTGAATTATCCATTTATGACCTATTTTAGTAAAACTTACGAATCTTTTTCTAAGTCTCTTCTAAAAAACTTGGCTAATATGTTATCGTTATAAGATTTATCTGATAGCAATACTTCGTTTACACATTGAAAATGTAATTCCCAGTAGGTTAATTGCTTCTTATTAAAGCAGAATTTAAGTATTTCTTTTCTAAAATGACTAGTTCCTCCTTGCTTAATCTCTTCTAAAATTAGCTTGTTTGAGCCCCAATACTCTTGCCAATTAGACTCTTTTGTTACAATTTTTGAAGAGGGTTTTCTACCAGGTCCTAATGATTGCGCTAATTCAGCTCTAGTAAGTTTCTTTTTGATATTAGAATACAAACTTTTTCTACCAATATAGAATTTACCAGTTTGAATATTTGTTATTTTGTAGACGAATCCTACGCAATTTTGTGGAAATTTAAACACTGAGTCATATTCTATGATATTCCCACTTTCATATATAAACCATTTTTCTGACATAAAACTATTTTAAGAATCCCATCTTACAATGAAAGTCATATCGGTGTTTGAAGGAATTGGATAAGGAGTTCCTAGTTTGCCAACTACTAATAATTGACCTGAATCATTGTATAAACCAATTGTAGTTGCGTAAGGATGAAAAGAAGAGCCAGTGACATTGTCTGCCAATGTGCCGTCTGTAATAATACCCCAACTTGCTTGACCTCCACTAGGTGCGTAAAAAGGTACTGCTGCAGATCCTGTAAGTGCTTTAATATATTTAAATACAGTTGGATTTTGTGAATAGTTAAAATCATTTTCAGATACTCTACACTTTACTTCATTTACATAGATAGTGGTTTCGGCTGTTAAGCCTAAATTATAAGGTACTGATGCTGTTGTTGGTAATCCCATGTTAATAAATATCAGTTTTCACGTCTTTCTTGGCCTGGGTAGAATTCAAAGCGATCGTGGTTTATAGGAGATAGTAATAAACTACCTGCTTTAATTTTGCCTTCTTTATGGAGTTGAAACACAAAACTCATCCAAGTTTGTTCTAAAGGTCTTTGCCATTTTGTATCTAAAAATACTTTCTTACTTCCCTCTCTACTAAACCACAAAGGCCAATTACAATAGTGTAAATCACCTTCCACAAATGGAACATCTTCATAACAACCTATATGCTTGAAATCTGTCTTAGGTGGATTAGGAGCAAGGCCTCTTTCTGGTAGTTTATTATTATCGGGAAAAAATTTATCTCTTATATCTTGTGGAACATTATACCAAGCCCACTGCGTTGAACTTTCGCCATAAAATTCAGAAAAAGAAAGTTTTAAATAATCAAATTGGTTGTTTTTAAGAATGCTTAAAGATTTTTTAAATAAATTTTCTGTATATCTTCTTAGACCCATCCTACACAAAGCGTCTGTATTTGGATGTAAAAACATATCATCTTCAAAAAATATATAGTGGTCAGAATCTGATTCATTAAAATGTTCTGCAACCCATTGCCTACCTCCACATATTCCTATATTATCTTTTTTGATTTGCTCAAAATCATACTTATCACAAAGTTCATTATACTCAGCATCTGTACTACGATCTAAAGAATTATTTAAAAGTACCTTTCTGGTTTTTTCTAAAAAGTCTGGGTCAACTAATTGAAAAGATTCTATTAGCTTACTAAGCTGCTTTGGAGAATTATAAGTAATAACATATAAGCTTGTTTTTAAACTATTAGCAGATTTAGGCATAGAACTTTTTTCTACCGACTTTAAATATTCAAAAAAGGGCCATACTAATCCATTTCCCTCGACTTCAAAAGGTTCAATTAACTCGGGATAGCGGTAAGTTAAAATTGTAAAAAGACATTCATCAGCTCCCATATATCCATTGGTGATAGTATCTTCTAATATAGAATAGTATAGCGAATTTAATTTATGAATTAATTTTTTTGCTCCACCCCAAAAACCTCCTCTAGAAATTTTATCTACAAAATTAACGCCACAATACTCAGCCATTTTATTTCTTTCAAAACCATGTATTTCAGTATTTCCTTCATAAGGATATGTAATAAAAGTTAGTTTATCTATAGAGTCAGAATAAGTCTCTAATTTATCAAAGACTCTGTCATTAGTAAAGTAACCTCTACCCACTGTAGACGTTAATCCTCCATCTATCCAATAAAAATAATCCGAATTAAAAGGATTCATTATGGCAGAATCGTTTACCATAAACATTTTACACATCATCATTGGATTATAATACTCTAATGCTGCTTGTGGAGATTCAGATAGCCATCCTGCACTATTATACCAATTTGGATTAGTTCTTATTTGTTGTAGTTTATCAAAAAAAGGAAACCAGGTTTTAAAATCCTCTAATTCTTTAAGATAAATTTGAGTGGGTTTATTTCCTCTTATGGCTCTCACTTCTTCTTCTAAGTCTTTAGGAATCCAAATACACATTTGCATATCAGCTTCTAACAACTCAAAAAATTTGTTTTTATATTGTTGGAAATCTCTCTTAGCCCATCCTTCTATACTACCTCTACCTAAATCCCATAGTCCCGTTACAATAGTTGTATTAGTCTGATCTTCTTTTATGGCTCTTTCAAATAAATTTTCATCTTTACCTTCTTTTTTAACAGCTAGATACCATCCTAATTTTGGATATATGCACTCTACTTCAAATCCTGCTTTTTTTAATAATTCTATTGAGGATTCTGTTAGTAAGTCCCAACTATTATTCATCCAATTATGAAAGCTTACAGCAATTTGATCTATTTTTTCAAAGTCACTCTTATCTAAACTATTTAATAAAGGATATTCTGAACCTTCTATGTTAAGTTTTAATACCGATACTTTATCGATATTAAAGGTTTTACAAAATGTTTTCCAATTTAAAACACCAAACTGCTGTGCATCTTCTTGACTAGTTTCTGCCATAGCTGAAGATCCTATTCCTTGAAAATCTAAAGAGCTTTTACCATTAAAAGGACCTAAAAGTCCTTGAAATAGTTCAGTTCCTTCTGGAGTGTTGGTTTCAAAAGGGTCTATTCCTATTATACGTTTTTTTCCAATAAAAGTATTGCACCAATCCCAGCCTACACAACCTACATCAACAATACATCCGTCATGTGTAAAAGCGTAGTCGTGTACTAAAGAGTAGTCTTCGTTATTAATAGTCTGTATTAAAGGCATTGTAATTAAAAATTTAAATTGGTAAAATGCTTAAGTATGGCATTTGAAAAAAAGATGTGGCTGTATATTCATTTTCTGGATCTATATTAGTAGTAAACTTTACTCTTAGTGCTTTAGGAAACTCCAGTGTAAAATTTTCTATTTGTAAATCGCTAATATTAAAATAAAGAGTTTTATTATTTTGTTTTTCAGCTAGTAGTAATTTTACTCTTTCTGTAACGTCTACAAAAATATCTTCTTCACTTCTTAAAAGATTATCTTCGTCTCGTTGATTGGCAAAATAACCATACTTTGCTTCTTTAATTTCAAATTTTACAGAAGAAAGATCCGAACCGTCGTAGATATTTTGGAAGAATGGAGTATAGAGGATCAAAGTTAAAATGAAAAAATTCATAGTATTTTACTTTATCTGGAGATTCGTTTGCAGTATGTAACCATGCTTCGGCACTCCATCTGGTACCATAAAAACTTTTAAAAGGAATATTGTTTTTTATGTGGTTGGAATTAGCCCACCAAAAATTACCCCACCACCAGTTACCATAGTTAGTAACTCCAACAATATCAAAAATATCTAACTTATCTATACACTTCTCCCAATTATCTATCAAATAATGCTCTAAAATATCCACCCAAGTATTAACACCACTCGCTTTTAACTCGTCTAATTCTTGAGTCTGATAGTTTTTAAACTTATTCCAAACTCCTTTAGTGTGAAAATATAAAATTTTACAATCTACCTCTCTTGCTAATTCATCTACTTTACTCAAAGCTAGATATCCCTCGCCATGATTAATAGTAGTATACTCTAGTTTAATTTTAGGAAATTTGTCTGTTAAATTATTCAAGTCGTCCAAACTATTCCCAGCAGGGTCTGAGGCATATAGGTAGAAGACTTCTGCTTTGTCGTATAGTCCAGATTTATAAACTCGTTCTAACTGTCTTGTTAATCTAACTTTCCAATCGTTAATTGTAAAACAATATAATACTACTGCTATCATTTTTATAATTTTCTAAAGTAACCTCCAATATCAAACTTAGTCTTCATGTTAATAGAACCTTCTTGGTTAGGTATAAATTTACTAGGGTCTACTAATCTAAAATCAACAGAAACTCTTGTAGATAATGAGTCATTATTTTTATTACCGTGTATTAAATTAGCGCCATCAAATACTAATATTTCACCGTAATTTACTTTATATGACCTATAATCTCCTTTATCTTCTTTACTTTCCATCCAAATAGTATTATACTCATTGGTGTTTACAAAAGGCATCCAAAAATTTACTTCAGTAGTTCCGTGGTTATAAGTTTTATCTTTATGCCATTCACCTACACCTAAATTGCCTCCTGCTAACTGAACCCTAAAAGTAGGAATTGACTGATAAATAATTGTATCGTACTTAAATATTTCTTTAAGCTCTTTTACTAATTCTAAATAAGTAGGTAGAAACTCTACCTGGTATTTTTCATAATAAAGTTTATGCCATTTAGTAGATTGATCTTTCTCTCTAACTAATAAATTATAGTGCTCTAATGTATGTAAGTCTTCTAATGGAATAGTATCTCCTTCCCATACTTCTAACATTTGTGAAACAATTTGCCTGAATGGGTACTTGCTTACGTCATATGTAATTTTATAGGGAGTAGGTAGGTACATAATGAAATTCCTATTAGTGATTTAAGTAGTAAACAGTATTATTAACGCTTCCATTAATAAGAGTGTAGTTTATGCCACATATATCAGCTAAAACACTAAATCCATTTGGATAAAAATTAGTTTGAGCAGCATAATGTGCTAAGTTTAAATTATATAATAATGGTTTTTGGGGATCAAAAGCCACGAATCCTTGTTCAGGAAAAAGTTGAGTAAAAGCGATTTTGTATCTATCTCTATCCCATCTATCTTCGTAAAAATGAGTGTATAATTTTTGATTTTTTAACTCTTCAGGAAAATTTTCATCAATATATTTTAACTGAACATCTTTGTCAAAACTTAACTCATATTCTTCAGCGTACATTTCTCCTAAATACTTATTAGGCCATCCTCCGATACCTAAGTTATAATAAATTTGATCGCCCATGTTTTGAGGTATAAACTTATACGGTTGTCCACCAGCAGAAAAATTATCAGGCATGTAAGGATCAAAAATTACATCTTCTGTAAAGTTTTGTAGCATTAAAAATTCTTTTAACCCTATTACAGATTCAAACCACTTAGATAAAATAAAAGTTGTTTTTTCATTACTCTGTTTATAGTAATAATTTGGGATAATAAGACTTGGACAAAAATCTCCAAACTTGCCTGTATGTGTTATAATCATGTTTTATATTTTTTGCAAGGTAAAAGTTAATATATTTTCTAAACTACCTATGCTAGTTCTAATAACATCTTCTAAATTTCTGTAATTTAAAACTTTATAGCCGGTTGAGATGGCAAAATTATGAATACTTTTTTGATTAAAAAACCACAGATGTTCATTAGGTCTTCTATGCTTCCAGTTTTCAAACCATTCGTCTGATGTGTAATGGCACCAGGGTACTGATACTACTACATACTTTGCTTTTAGACTTTTTATTACGTAAGGATCTTCAAAATGTTCTAATACGTCAAAAAAAGTAACTACATCGGCTTCTTGATTTAACCAATCGTTAACAAATGTAACATTTTCAGGTACATTGTAATTTGTTATATCAAATCCGTAGCATTTTGGAATACTTTTTTTACATGTTTTTAAAAATGCTCCATTTCCATACCCAATATCTAAAATGCTATTTATAGGTTCGTTTATAGAACCTAAAATATAACCTAACCTTAAATGAGAGATATAGCTATTCAGTTCACCATAAGTATCATACCTATCCTTTACGTACTGTACATCGTAAATAAAAGGTTCTTTTTTATCTTGATAAATTAAACCATCTTCATTTATGCTATAATTATCTAACATTATTTCTTAACTATTATAGAGGTAATACTAGTTGGAGCTAAATAGAATATTTCAACGCTTGCAATGTTTTCTTGTAGGTATAGTTTTTCTTCTTCATTCAAATGATCGGCTATTATTTCACCTGTCTCTTTAAAATGCTCAAGTAATTGTAATGGAGTTATAAATCCTGGCTCTCCCCAACCCCATATAGCTGTTTTTTCAGGTATATTAACTTCTATACTACTATGCAAATCTTCTAATACATAGATACCGCCAGATTTTAAGGACTTAAGAAAATGGGCAAGAGTAATTTGTTGATCGTATACGTTGTGAGAACCGTCGTCTAATATAAGATCGTAGTCTTGTAATTTTGCTGCATACTCAATTACAAGATCTCTTTTTGATTGATCGAGCCAATCTAAAGTTATTCTATCTAAATCTGCAATGTTTTCGTGTCTAACTATGTCGAGACCTAAAATAGCTGCATTTGTAAAGTAGTCTCTAAAAACTTTTAAAGAGTTTCCGGGTATCCAACCGTGATCTCCAGAAAAACCTCCTATTCCTATTTCACAAATTAATTTAGCGCTGTCTTTTATAGGATTAAAATATTTTTCATACACAGCAGTATAGTAGTTATGTGTAAAATCTTTGTCTGTTGGATATCTTTTTGCAAGTTCTGTTAATGTCATATGTGTATAATTTTCTGGTGGTGTAATATTAAGCATATCGTAATAGCAAGTATCTATAGTTCTATTTTTAATCCATCCGTAAGAGAATGCATGAAATATAAAATTTTTATGTACAATATTTTTATAAGTTCTACCATTTAAAACGTTGTTAGATATTAGTTTTATATTAGCTGAAGAGTCTTCTAGAGTGTCTATTAAATGTCCAAAACACGTTTGATCATGCCATAGCGCTGTTTTGTAATAACCTGCTTCAGGTGTTCCGCCTCCAACTAACTCGTCTCCTACTAGCCACCATTTATTTAAAAGTTCTCTAGTCCATTCGCTATTTTTCATTATAAACACTCCGGCGTTAAGTCGACTTGGTCCGTAATCTTCAGTACATATTATATTATAATCTTCTTCTATAAAGTCTTCTATCCTATAATCAAAATTGCATACAATAGCATCTATATCTAAAAATAAAATATAATCTGGATTGTAATTTTCAAACACTTCTAATATGAATTTTGGCTTGTACCAGGTAGCGGATCTTCCTTCTAATGCTTGATTTATTTTAACTGTATCTTTTTCACAATAGTAAGTATACCCCTTTTCTTCACAATATTTTTTATTTATTGCTTCTGTAAATTCGCCGTAGGATACATTATTCGTAAAAAATTGAGCTACTACTATGTTCATTTATTTTTATTTAAACTGGTAAAATTCCTTCTATTTTATCACACCATCCTTTAGATATTGAGTGAGGCCATACAACCCATTTAGTAGGTCTTCCTGCGTATTGAAATGTTCTCCATACTTTGCAATAGCCGTCGGGATCATTTTTCATTCTTGTAATTTCATTAATATCCGCATCTTGTCTAAAGATTGTTTCTCCTTCTTTATTTTCAAACGCTACACACCAAAAGTCATAATCAGTATCTACTACTTGATTGTAGTTGATATCTATGCAATGCTTAAATACCTGAGCAAAAGATGCTTCATACTCTGCTGGATCTTCTATAACTGGATTGGGTGCAAATTTATTATCTAAAGTATATTGTTGAACACCTCGCGTTTCAAATCTCAATCCACAATACCTTTCATATTCTGCAAGCGATCTCACTTTACCGAAATTATAAATTCCTAATGCGTTTCTCTGACAAGGAGTACATCCGGGTTCCATACCGAATAAAATTCTATTTCTCTTATGGGCATGATTGTTTTTCTCTACCCATTCCTTATCATCATCCCACTGCTTAGTTCTACCTTTTCTAGTATATTCATGCCAAGCAATTACTTTATGTGGGTGAAATAAGTCATATCCCCAAGTGTAAGATCTTGCAGCTAAGGAAATTTCTTCTCCGTGAAAGTATAATTCTGGGTCATAGGGAACTTCTTGACACCACTTGCCCAAAGTAAATATAAAATGAGCTGATAGAAACCTAGAAGGTAGTGGTTGAGTCATTTCTTTCCAGCCTGGAATAGATGCAGGTAAGAAAAATACAGCTCCTTCTGGAATGAATCTATCAAAAGTTAACCACCAAGGTTCTTGAGCTCGTTCTGCAGGATCGTTTTCGGGATTATAGGATGGAATATAAGCTGTAAGAAGAGGTTTTTCATGTCCTAGTTTCTTAAGCTGCTTTATCATTTTAATACATTCTACATCCCAGTTTTTTATAAATCTGTGATGAGAATCTAATTGTAGGTAGTACTCCTCTCCGTCATAATTTTGCTGGATCGTACTACGTGCCCAACATGCCCCTTTAGAGTCAGTATAGTTTATATCAATAATCTTAAATCTAGGATCGTCTTTAAATTCATCTAGATTATCCCAGACATCGTCGGGAGAGTGCTGCCAAGCAATGGAAAATACTAAATCTTTTGGATTTTTAGCATTCGCTAAACAATCTTTAATTGTGGGTACTAGCTCCGGATCTCTATAGGAAGCTATTGATATAAAAATTTTTGCCATAACTGTAATATATTAATTTTACTTTATAATTCCAACTTTATTTAACTATTTTTTTGTTTTATTTGTTATAAGTTACATAATGTACTACAGTTGTTTGTACCTAATCCGCCCATATTAGTATACAGGTAAGGTCCATCACCGCCACCGCTTGTAATATTAAAAATATAAAAATTGGTACTATCAAGATAGTATTTATTAAGATTAAGAGTTGTAGGATTTGCAATTACTAATGTTTCAACAAAAGTACAAGGTCCTGATAGAGTAACACATTCATACCTAGCTGCTGTATAAATTTCATATGCAACTGTTGGAGTTGGTGTTGGTGAAGGAGTCGGTGATGGGACACAACTTTCACAAGATTCATAATTACTTCCAAATGTTGCATTATCATCTAATCCACTACTTTGTGTTGAAACGACTACCCAACAATTAATACCATCCATAGTACCAATAAATGTTGGAGCATAAACTTTATATACACCACCAACTACAGGTGTTACATCAGTTGCATTCATAATATAAGTTGAACCACCGCTACAAAGCTGAACTTCGTAATAAGTTGGAGCAGGAGTCGGTGTAGGTGTAAGTGTTGGTGTTGCTGTTGGTGTTGGACACGTAGAGCAGCCACCTCCCGTAACGATGGCGGTAGCACTACCGTTTGTTACACTAACGGTTTGAATTTGACCTCCAAATGAAAGATAGTAGGTACCACTAGCTAAGGTAAAGAAGCCGCTAGAAGTAAATTGTGTAGAGTTACAAAATGTAGTTCCATTACCACCCGCGCCAATTGTTCCTACAGGAGTATTACAAACAGTGGCGTCATTTTGACTGTACTGTACTGTATTACTAAATAACGGTATTGTAGGTGTTAAAGTCAGAGTATGTGTAGGTGTTAAGGTAGGTGTTAAAGTAGGTGTACTAGTTAATGTAGGTGTTAAGGTCGGAGTAAGTGTTGGAGTAAGAGTTGGTGTAGCTGTTAAGGTTGGTGTAAGTGTAGGTGTAGCTGTACGTGTTGGAGTAAGTGTTGGTGTTAAAGTAGGTGTACTAGTTAATGTAGGTGTTAAAGTAGGAGTAGCTGTTAATGTAGGTGTTAAAGTTGGTGTAAGTGTAGGTGTAGCTGTTAGTGTGGGCGTTAAAGTAGGTGTACTAGTTAATGTAGGTGTTAAAGTTGGTGTTAAAGTAGGTGTAGCTGTTAATGTAGGAGTAAGTGTTGGAGTTAAAGTAGGTGTAGCTGTTAAAGTTGGAGTAAGTGTTGGAGTTAAAGTAGGTGTATTAGTTAATGTTGGACTTAAGGTCGGAGTTAAAGTAGGTGTATTAGTTAATGTAGGCGTTAAGGTCGGAGTTAAAGTAGGTGTAGATGTACGAGTAGGCGTAAGTGTAGGTGTTAAAGTTGGTGTACTAGTTAATGTCGGAGTAAGTGTTGGAGTTAAAGTTGGCGTATTAGTTAAGGTAGGTGTTAAAGTTGGAGTTAATGTTGGCGTACTAGTTAAGGTCGGAGTAAGAGTTGGAGTTAAA